AGAGTCTTACTCTATCGCCATTCGAGTATGTATTTGTTGCAGAACATACCGCACCGGCTGCTTGTGTAATGGTTGTACCTGTAACAGCTGCTTCCGTAACTGGAACAGTTGATACATATGTAAAGCCATTAGACGCTGTGGAGGTTTGGAAAGTATCCATTTGCAAAGTATTAGTAGAGTTGGTTTTTTTCCAACGGATACCATCGTTTGCAGCTGTTTGACCGACTCCGAATTTGGAACCGAACCATTCACCACCGATAACAACGGCTGTAGCTGGTGCCAAAGGCATTTGTGTAATGTTCCAAGTTCTAAAATAATCGGCTGAGGAAGGCAACAGGATTTTAACCCCTGCTCCTGTTGAGGTGAACGAACCACCTGTAAGTATAGTAAAAGCCATAAAATGTACTCCTTAGCTTATGAAGCTTGTAAAGTTGTCACGTTCAGACCCGAGATCCAGTTCTGATTTGTAATCGCTCTTGCGATTGCAAATTTTGCGTACAACTGTGAGTTTTGCGCTACTGATGATACAACCCAAGGCGGACGGTATCCGATAACAGCTGTATAGTTGTTTTGCTCAACTTTTGCAGCTGCTTCTAGACCGTACATAGGGATAGTATAGATAGTGTTACCAAGCATCGACGCAGCTGGTTTTTTTGCAGCTTTCGAGGAAACAAAGAATCTAAATCGAGAAATTGAGCAATACTCTTCAGGCCTTAAACCAACTTGAGAAGGGTAATTTGCTTTTAATAGAACACCCTGTACTTTTTGCAGATCATTTGTTAACGATGTGCTAGCAAGAGCGATAAAAGCATCTCTTGTCGGTCCAGTCGAAAACTTGTTTTCTGCATCAATGCTGACAAGCATGGTTCTAGCATCATTGTTAAGCAATATTGTCTCGATGTTGTTTACATCGTTCAAACTGATATTACTAGGTTGATCGCCATTCAAACCACCTGTAGCGTTGATATAAGAAACAGAAGATGCAAAAAGATCTCGCATTAACAAGTCTTCTTTTTCTCTCAACCACTGGCCCAGCAGAGCTGTAAATTTGGTTAATGTTTTGCTATTTTGATACAAAACGACTTGCTCATTCGTAACAATAGATTTAGCATAAATTTCCATTGTAGCGTCAATATCACTACGAACAGGAACTTCTGACGCTGGATCAACACCAGAACCGTCGAGTTGTCCACCATCAGTGCTTAATCTTTCAAAACGCGACATTCTTGTCGTTTTACCGATATAACTTTCGGCATGGTGTAAGTCGACCCCAAAAGAGTGAATGAGGTTGAACATTGGTGTTGACAATAGGTCTTCTGATGCCTGCACAGGCAATTCAGGCGCCATATTGTTAATATTTGTGATTCCGGTTGGAAATGACATGAAAATGTCTCCTCTATAAGTTAATAATCCAAACCGCTTGGCAATGCGGAAGTATTAGCCTTATAGGGAGCAACCTATAGAAATAGCTCTGGACGCTGGGCACACGTCAAATTAGCCCGAAATTCTCAACATATATAAATATTTTATTTTATGCAATATTTTATTTTTGACTAAAAGAAGAAGGCCGCGAGTTATGACTCTCACGGCCTATTGGACACTAAAGCACTGACGTATAAGATATATCTAAATGCAATTTTAACTTCAACCTATTTGCTTGAGTGCTTTTTGCATTCGAGCCCAATTAGCTGCCTTTCTTTCATCGTCAACTCTTGATGAAGGAGGGTTTTGGCTTCCTTGAGCTACTGTCGGAGATGATATGCTCCCAGGTTTAGCAAAATTCTTTTCGGCTTTTGCTGCTTCTTTTTTAGAGTCAGTGTTAGGGACAAACCTTTTTACTGCTTTATAAATAGATGCCCACTTATCAAAGCCTTCGGGCGCATATTTAAACGCTTGAGCAACCTCGGGATAGTGATATTCTAGATAATCCAAATTGTCCGATGTACACACCTGATTGAAGTCGTTAAACGTGTTGTTAAGCCTTTGTGGGTATTCTTGCTGCTCTCTATCTCGCCGTTTCTGTTCGTACTCAGCTTCTTTTTTTGCAATAGCTTCAGCAACTCTTTTATCAATTCTTTGATCTTCGGTTTCTTCATTTTGATCACTTTGACTATTGTCATACCCTCTAGAATGCTGTTGAGGCTGGTTTTTATTTAATAGGGAGTCCATTGCAGCCCTTAATGCCGCTGCTTCCTGTGCGCTTTTTTCTGCTTGCTTTGCTATTTCTTCAGCTTTTTTTCTTTCAGCAGCCCGCGCTTGCCGAAAATTATCCCACTGTTGAGACGACTTAGGGGCATCTTCTTTTATCTCTGTTGTTGCAACTGGTGTTGCAGCCGTTTGATCTTGTACTATTTGCTCTGTTGGTTTATTTTCTTGTTCCATGTGGAGGCTCCTGATGAGTGAAAATTCCGAGATTTTAAAAATTGAAATGGCAAAAATAACAGCCGATTTACAACGAAGTTTGAGTAATTATCGAAACACATTGACATATCTTTTGGGCGATGCTCCTATTGAAAGTTTATGCCTTCCTAAGCAATTAGAGAAGTTGTTAATTAACGATGGCTGTTTGAGAGTCTATGATCTTTTCGATCGAGACTTTACTAAAATCAAAGGGCTCGGCGTAACCCGAATCAGGGACTTGACATCCAGACTTAATCAATTCTTCTCGATGAGCTAGGAAAAATTCATGTTCCGATAGCATATCTATATTGTGTTCATGGCGTATATATTCCCAAAAAGTTCCTTTGTAAAATGCCACCGACCAAGCTTGCATCTTTTCATATGCTTTGGGAACGATACAGTTTGTAGAGGCAAGTTGTGCCATTCTTGCAGCTGATGGAAGTGACCACAAACGCTTTGTAAACATATCTAAGGGCTTGTTATAAAGAAAAACGGTTTGATTTGGTCTTGGAGAAGGTAGATAAAGCCATCCATAATATTTATAACGCGTAAGCGTGTTGATTAAACAATCATCAGCTATCACTCTTACGATACAGTATTCGTCTTCGTCAAAAATAGAATTATGTTTTAGTCTGCATTCTCTAAGCTCTTCGATGATATCATCAGTAATGGCATGACCCAGCTCCAACGCATTATAATCTGTGTTGTCTTTTTGTGCTTTAGCTGACAATTCACCAGCCGTTTCTCTTTGACTCATCTTTTCTCATGTAAAGCGGTTTTACTTAATGGTCGCATTCGTTTATTTTCATATGCGGTTGTGCTCTGTCCTTCCCTGGACGCGGTAAAAATGCCCCTTGAGGATCATTACCGTATCCGCGTGCAGTTGCTGGCACTGTAGACTCCCAGTGCTCTTTTGATTTTATGCCCATGCTATTACCTACAGACATTTTTTTTTGATCTTTCATGAATCCCCCAAAAAGATAGTCCCACAAAATAACAAAGGATATTTTGTCCGGCTTTACCCGATCGGACTATCAAAGTTTAATATTTCATTTTGTGTTTTTTAGCATATGACGCTAATCCATCCACAGATTTTTTAAGATGCTCCGGGTTGGACATCTCACCTTCTGTGTATTTACCATTAGCTGTCATAACATCAGATTCTTTTTTTTCCCAATGTCCAGCTTCAAACTTTGGCATTCCGCCACCGCTATGTTTACTCATTTTTATTCTCCTTGGCCAGCCATGGCCATTTGTTGATTTTCTACACCACTCTTCTCCGGCGATGTGTTTTGATTTTTGATCGCCATAGCAACCTCATATGACCTATGTATCATTTCTAGATCCATACTTTCAAGCTCTAACATACTTTTCACTAGCTCAAATTCTGTTTGTGCTTTTTTGTGATCTGCTGACGCTTCTAAATCATCGATCTTAGCAAAACGCTCTTGTACTGATGCCATGAGATCTTTTTCTTTAGCTAAATCACTCTTGGCTTTGGCAAATGAGGCCATAACCTTGCTGTTATCAATCTTTTCTTGTTGCTGAGCTTGTTGTTGCATTTGCTGGGCTTGCTGCTGGTTTTGCTCTTCCATTTCTTCAATGATTTGCTTTTTATTTGTGAGGATTGCCGCGCGTATAATTGATTTATCCGAGACAGCAATTCCGAGCTCTTTAAATTGTAAGAGTTGTTGTAATTCAGTTTGTCGCTGGGTTGCAGAATAGTTACCCTCTTCAACAGCAATTGAGAATTTTTGAGCATTTGATGTGAAAAATCTAGGATCTGGATCATGGCCAAGAATGTTACGAATCTTACCTTTTGAAAAGTTTTTTCGAATTGCAGCAAGACGGATTTTCCCGTACAACCGTTGCGTGTAGTCCAACTTATCAAAGATAGTTTGCAGAGTCGTAAGACCTGCCCCTTGTCGCAGCATAGAGAGTATACCAGACTTGTCGTCCGTCGCTGATCCCAAAAGCTCTTCATTTACACCCGATATTTTTGTAATGTCTTCAGATAAACTTGCTGACAGAGCTAATAAGCTTTCTGGTATAGTTGCCGGTTCGATTCTTTGAATTTCTTGGGGTAAGTGACCTGCTTTTAGAGGAACTAGAAACCCTTCCCCTGTCTGTCTAAACGCTTTAATGTCTGTGACAGCGTCGACAGGGAATATCCACCCTGAATTAATTTGAGATTGTAAAATTTGAAGCTCAATTACTTTTCGCATGTTATATAGAAATTGCGGATCACGCAAATTTCGGATCATGCCCATACAGCGCCATGCGTAAGCTTGTATATCTGGTTCATGGTAACAAAGGGTCGGCACGTAACTGTAGGAATCAATATTTAGGAGGGTAGGTCCGTGATAAACGATCTTGTTGCTTAAGCTTATGACCAATTTGACGGTGGGAATCTCAACCTCTTTTTTTATAAGCCATGGTTGCATTGCCAATGTTCTTTCCATCATGTCATCATCGTCACCCTCTTCTTGATCCCACTCAGCAGCCTCTCCACTTTTTGGATCTAAAATTATGTGAGCTTTACGAGTAGTTCTATACTCATATTCATCGTAGGTGAATAGGTCATTAAGAGATATATTAAGAAGCTCTGCTTGGACAGGAAATCTTCCATCTTTTACGCCTCCGGTTTTCATCTTATCAATTTCTTTGGCATACCCAGGAATTAAAGCCTTTGCGCCTTGCTTGTTGACCCATCTACGACGCCATATCCCATTGCAGTCACTGAGGTCTTGCTTGCGGAAGTACTGATCGATTAAATAGTTATTATATGATACAGAATCAGTAAACAAATCACCGCTAATTGGGTCTAAAGTATAATCAGGATATAAATGTAATAGAGTCATTCCTGTATCTACTGCACCCTCGAAAGCCTGGCTTAAATATTCCTGAAAGCCGTCTCGATCGTCACAATATTTCATTACTTTATTGTAATCGTCAGAAAGAGAGTCGTCATTATCGTGGACGGGCACTGTAACTGTAGATTTTCTATTTTTTCTTTGGAATCCGCATGTCATATTGATATGTCGGCGGATCATGTTAAAAAAGAATTTTTGCATTTGCTGGTTGGTTTGATTGCTCATTCCATAAAAAGAATTATATAGAGCTTGGTCGCCAACCTTGAAGCGTTTATCAACCGCACCTTGCATCCAGAGGGCAGAATTTCCAGGGTAATTTGCTTGGTAAAAGTGGTCTTGTTGTTGTTTTAAGTGTTTGGCGTCGGTATCCGTTGGGTCAATAAAAGACGTTCCCAATGAATAATTACCGTTTTCGTATGATCCCATCATTACCTTCAAAAAAGGGGGAGACCGCCCCCCCTAAACCTAAAGAAGTCCATATGAAAAAAAACATAGTGACAACTTCAATCTATAAGTTTAAGGAATTGAGCGCAATCGAAATAATTATTTAGTAATATCCGCCACCCATGCCCGGATTCATATAGCCATATCCTTCATCTTCATATATCTTTCTTTTCATTTGAGCAACGGAAAGAAATTCATCAGGAGAATTAAACTCACCTTGTGGAAAAGCACTCGCTAGACTATACCTGAGGGCGTCTAAGCAATGGTCGTTGTGTTTAATTGGCTTATCTTCACCTCTATCAGCCGCCTTGGGATCCCAAGAATAAGATTGAATATGCTCACGTAATATCTTGCAACTTTTATGAATGACGATGTTTTTTCCAGCGATGAACTTGCTGACAATTTTTATTCCTAGCAGCACGTCATTATTGGCATCAATCACCGGCAATTCAGCTTGCCTAAGAGCTATTTTAAACGACGCTGCTGCCGGGTCGATGTAGATAGCTGAGACGTTTTTATACCCAATAAAATCTTTGATGTCTTTAACAAGTTCGGCATCAGTTTTGGAGCGACCTTTGACCGCAGAGTCGTAATAATATTCGGCCTCAACTCGTATCTGTGGCCATTTATTCGGCGTAATCGCGCAAAGGACAGCGGCGGTAGCATTGGTTGTTCCATAGTCTATACCTACAATATAATAATTTGGTGGCGGGAATGGATGTTCATATTCATTGTCTAGGTCATATGTATCATAAATAGCACCATGAGCAAGAGCCCATTCTCCCAGAATATATCTTTTGAAAAACATGCCTGTAAATGAGCCACGAATGGCTTTTTTATATTCATCATCTAATACGGGGTTATCATCCAGATTGAATTGCCATACAGCAATATCGTGAATTTCTGGTCTATCAATATATTGTTTCTTAAGCCAGTGG